ACCATTGACCTCGATAAACAGATAGCCATTACCACTAATGCTTTTCAGTCAATGAAGGTAATCAATGATATTGCACGAATTAATAGTGAGACCCGTCAGCGTAAAGCAGTTGACTCTCAGGCAACACAAGCAGCAATTAAAACGCATGTCGTCCATCAGGATTGTGCCAATCGCATTATTCCTCATGGGGCTATTGTCGAGTTGCAGCAGCACACGAAACGAATACGTTCAGACGCCTCACATTCCGATACCCCCTTACCTACTCGCTGATTGCTTACCGCCAGCCATCACAGATATGATGACATGGCGTGATAGTCTGGTACTCAATGAGCAGTTACTGACAGTGATTGAGCTGTGTAATCTTGACAAAAAGGCAATAAAGCGAATTGAAGCGCAGAGAACGAAAAACAGACGGAATATCGGCAAAAATAGATTAAAACCGAGTGTTTAGGAAAATAACATGACCACCCAACTTTTAAATGGTGATTGCCATCAATTATTGACCACGCTGCCGCCCGATAGTGTCGATTTGGTGTTAACAGACCCGCCCTACGGGATTATGAAGTGCAACGGCGAAACCGGTTGGTACGCCGAAAAACTGCGCTGGGATGAACGTCTGGATCAGACAAAAATCTGGGCTGAACTCAATCGGGTAGTCAGACCGAAGGGCATGATTTTACTCTTTTCAAAAGAACCGTTGACGAGCCAGTTAATTCAGACCCCTCATACCAACCTGCCCTTTTCTTATCGGCTGATTTGGGTTAAAAATCATTTTGGCCATCCCCTTTCCTGTCGCCGGATGCCGGTGAATTTTTTTGAAGACATCGGCGTCTTTTACAAAAAGTTTGATAGTAACAAGCGTGACCCGAGGCGGGATTATGTCGCAAAATTGCTCGAATTTATCGGCGAACCACCGAAAGCGATTATTGCCGAACACGGTCAGCAATTTGCGCATTTTTTAAAACACCAAAATTTGCAATTTTCGCTTTGCACCAAAGCGGCCTGGCAGCAGCTGACGGAATGCTTTTCACTTAGCGCTTTCCCCGCGTGGAAATCCTATGAACAATTACAAGCGTGGCAGCCGTTTAAACGGACTTTTAACCTTCCCGAGGGTAAAAAATTCAAATCCAATGTCTTTTACTACCCGAAAGACGTGCCGAGTGTGCACCCAACCCAAAAGCCGGTGGCGTTACTAACCGATTTAATCGAGACCTTCAGCCATCCGGGTGATACGGTGCTCGATTTTACCATGGGCAGCGGCTCGACGGGCGTGGCATGCGTGAAGACCGGACGCCACTTTGTCGGCATCGAAGCCAATAAAGCCTATTTTGACATTGCCGAAAAACGCATCCGGCAGGCACAATCGATAAGGATGAAGGATGAAAAAGCCAGAACAGCTGCGTGATCACCTATCGCAGCACGTGCCGTTTTTGAACCACAATCCGGAACTGATGACGGTATTTGTCGAAAATGGTCACGTGATAGCGACAATGGCGCCGTCAATCTCTTTTGAGTATCGTTATACGATTAACCTCATCATTGAGCGCTTTGGTGGAAATCAGGATATTCTGATGGCCGTTTTGGTCGACTGGATACGGCAATATCAACCTGAACTCTTCGCTAATCCCGACCGACGGCAACACGATTTTCGTTTTGAAATGGACTTTATTGATAATCAGACCGCGCATATCAGTATTGAAATAGACCTCACCGAGCGGGTGCTGGTTAAAACCAACGGCGGTAAACAGGTGGTCGAAGCCATCCCTGAACCCGAGGATCCATTCGATAAGTAGCCTGGAGTCGATTAATGGACGAGACATTACGCCGTTTTGAAGCGGAGCTTACTGCGCTGTTATCGCATCTGACGACCGCCGAACGTAAAAAACTGGCACGATCGATTGGCCAACGGTTGCGCCAATCCCAGTTTGCCCGCCTTCGCGCCCAACAAAACCCGGACGGTAGCCCATTTACCCCGCGAAAAAAGGGTTTTATTGCCCTTCGACGCGAGATGACACTGTTAATTGATGGCGAACCGGTGCATTTAACGGATGTGCGGCAACGAGGCCAAAGAATCACCGGCATTGACGCCAAACGCCGCCAGAAGCGCAGCGTGCAACTGGCGGACATTCAAACCTTTCTTGAAAGCAAAAAAACACGGATCACTGCTCGGCGATTAACCCATCAACAGCGTATGTTTAAAAAACTGGCCACCGCCCGATTCTTACGCCTAAAAACCGACAGCCAAGGCATCAACTTAGCCTTTTTGCCTTCTGCCGCGCGAATAGCACGGGTTCATCATTTTGGGCTGACGGAGCGCTATCACGGCAAAACGGTACATTATCCTACCCGCCAGTTATTGGGGCTGACGGCGCAAGAGATGATTTATATTGAAAATCAGCTACTCGATTTTCTGACCCGTTAATTGTCTGAGCATTCAAACAAGACCAATCGTGAGCAACACACCTTGATATGCGTAACAATATCGCTATGACGTTGATTTACCAGTGACAGGAAAGGATAATGACCGCAAATCTGTTGCGTCGCTTACAAAATCTTATTCGGGTCGGGGTGGTTGTTGAGGTGGATAGCCAAAAAGGTTGCCGGGTTAAGACCGGTGAACTGATTACAGACTGGCTTAAATGGCTCACCTTGCGAGCGGGACAAACCCGGACACTCAGTGCACCGAGCCCCGGTGAACAGGTGTTAATTCTGGCATTAGGTGGTGAACTCACCACCGCGTTTGTGCTGATGGGCATTTTTTCCGATTGCCATCCTGCGCCGATCCCCTCATTGACCGCTGACCATCGTACCTATGCCGATGGTGCCGTCATTGAATATGAACCCGCCACCGGCCTATTAAAAGCAACCGGCATTGAACAAGGTTGCATTGAAGCAAAAAATAGCCTGACGGTGAGTGCAAAGCGAGTCACCGTCAAGGCGGCAGTGAATATTGAATTCGACACCCCCAATGTTATTTGCACCCAAAATCTGACCACCACGTCACTCACGGTCACCCAAGGCGCACAGATGGCGGGGGATGTGACCCACTCCGGCGGTACCTTGATGTCTAACGGCATTCGTGTTGACAACCATCGTCACGGCGGTGTTGAACGCGGCAGCGCCATGACGGAGGGACCGCAATGAATGCCCTGGGGATGAACCGGCAAACCGGCCAATTTATCAGCGAAAATGCGCATATTGCCCAGTCGGTGCAAGATATTTTACTGACCCCGGTGGGCAGTCGGGTCATGCGCCGTGATTATGGCTCACTGCTGTTTAGTCTGCTAGATAAACCCCAAACTCCGGCATTAAGACTCCAACTGATGGCAGCCTGCTTTAGCGCACTTTTACGCTTTGAGCCGCGGATCAGGCTGGAAAAAATTAACATCGAACAACACGCGGAGACTTCGCAGATTGCGATTGTGGCACAAATTATCGACAGTGGCACCGCGTTTTCTTTTCATTTTCCCGTGAGATCGAGATGACAACCATCGATTTAAGCCAATTACCAAAACCCGAAGTGGTTGAGATACTGGATTTTGACACCCTGCTTGCCAAGCGTAAAAATGCCCTGATTGCCGCGTGTCCGGCTGAAATCCGTGATGCCATCGCGCAAACCCTGGCGCTGCACTCTGAACCGTTAACCAAGTTACTGGAAGAGAACACCTATTATGATTTGCTGTTGCGCCGCCGCATTAATGAAGCCGCCTTAGCCAATATGGTGGCCTTTGCCCAAGGTGCCGATCTTGACCATCTGGCGGCAAATAACAATGTCAGACGCCTGCGTTTAACAGAAGGCAACGCGACGGCTATCCCACCGGTGCTGCCCATCTTTGAATCCGATAACGATTTACGTCTGCGTATCCCGGCCGCCTTTGAAGGGCTGAGTGTAGCCGGCCCCACCGGCAGCTACGAATTTTACGCCCGCAGCGCCGATGGACAGGTCGCCGATGCGTCGGTCATTAGCCCGAAACCGGCAGAAGTGACCGTCACTATCCTGTCACGCGACGGGAATGGCACGGCCAGTCAAACCCTGATTAACACGGTGGAAAAAGCCCTGAATGATGAAAATGTGCGCCCCGTCGCCGACCGGGTTACGGTGCAATCGGCCAACATCATACCCTACCAGGTCGATGCCACGCTTTATCTGTTGCCTGCACCGGAATATGAACCGATTTTGGAAACGGCACACGAAAAGTTGATCGCCTATACGCGCGAACAACACCGATTAGGCCGTGATGTGGCCTTAAGTGCGCTGTATGCCGCCTTACACGTCACTGGCGTAACCCGGGTGGTCATTCACACACCGAAACAGGATATCAAGATAGCCAAAACGCAAGCCAGCTTTTGCACCGACATCAATCTTAAGATGGAGAGCAAAACCGATGCATAAGACGTTATTACCGACCGGCTCCACGGCGCTTGAAAAAGCGGCCTCAGTGGCGTTGTCACAGATTTTGACCTTACCCATTCCGCTTCGCACCCTCGTCAATCCCGACACGTGCCCCGTCCATTTGCTGCCTTATCTGGCCTGGAGTTTCAGCGTTGACAGGTGGGATAAAAACTGGCCGGAGAAAACCAAACGCGAGGCCATTAAAGCCGCGCTCTTTATTCATCAGCATAAAGGTACCATCGGCGCACTGCGCCGCGTTGTTGAACCGCTTGGCTACCTGATACGGGTGATTGAATGGTGGAAAACGGGCGATGCGCCGGGCACCTTTCGATTAGACATTGGCGTACTGGAAAGTGGCATTACCGAATCGATGTATCATGAGATTGAAGCGTTGATTGAAGATGCGAAGCCTGCCAGTCGGCACTTATTGGGGCTGTCGATTCAACTGGAAACGCGCGGCACTTTTTTTACGGGTGCGAGTGTCTATCTGGGCGATGAATTAACCGTTTATGCCTACACGCCCGCGTTGATTTGCACGAGTGGCACCGTGCAACAGGGGTTGGCATTACACCTGATTGATACCGTAAGGATTAGCGCATCATGAAATACTTTTGCCTGTTAACCCGCCAGGGCGAACACCGTGTTGCCGAAGCGACAGCACTGGGTACAAAAATCGCCATTACGCAAATGGCCGTTGGCGATGGGGGTGGCTCGTTACCCACCCCAGACACCCAACAGACCCAACTGATTAATGAACGTCGCCGAGCCGCGATTAATCAGCTTTGGGTCGATAAAAATAATCCCAACCAAGTGATTGCTGAGCAGATTATTCCCGAAAATGAAGGCGGTTGGTGGATACGGGAGGTGGGACTCTTTGATAAAGAGAATGTGCTCATTGCGGTCGGTAACTGCCCGGAAACCTACAAACCGCAATTAGCCGAAGGATCAGGTCGAACCCAGACGATACGGGCGGTTTTTATTGTCAGTCATACCGAGGCGGTGACCCTTAAAATTGACCCCTCGGTGGTACTGGCGACCCGACAGTATGTCGATACCGAAATAAATAAAAAAATTGACAAGCAAGCGATTAAACAAACAACAGGGGATTCGCCAACCGATGTTATCAGCCAGGAAGGTGTCACGAAGGCATTAGATACCAAACAACCGATTGGCGATTATGTCACCCAACTGGCCTTTAACCAGGAATTAAACAACAAAATCGATAAGACAAAAATCGTGCAAACAATCGGTAATTCTACTGAAAAAGTAATAAGTCAAGATGCGGTGACTAAAGCATTACAAAATGCGATGAATATCAATACGCTTTACCCTGTTGGGGTGGTTATCTGGTTTGCTCAAAACAAAAATCCCAATACCTTATTTCCTAATACGAAGTGGCAATACATTGGTGAAAATAAAACTATCCGGTTAGCGAAAGCAGATGGCTCTAATGTATTTACCAGCGGAGGCGCTGATGCTATTAAGCTTACCGAAGCGCAATTACCCGCGCATGGACATACCTTTTCAGCAACGACGAGTAGCTATGATTATGGTAATAAAAATACCAATACAACAGGTAATCACGTACATAACTATACCAAAAACAGTGGATATATAGGAGCATCAGGTTCGGCCTGGGTTGCGGCATCCAATCAAAAAGTTAATGCAACAACTTCTTCTAGTGGAAATCACTCGCACACTGTAGCAATCGGCCCGCATTCACATACGGTTTCAGGTACAACTGTAAAAACCGGAGGGGGTAGCGAAATTAATATAACGAATGCTTTTGTTACTTTGATGGGCTGGTACAGAATCAGCTAAGGAATCAAAATGTCCAGAATTTTTAAAGCTTATAATTACACGAGTGATACCTATGAGTTGATTGGTTCTTGCGATGCTTACACGGATGANACGCATGACATATTGCCTTTTCATACCGAAAAAAAACCGATTGACAAAAAAGAAGGTTTCGCTGTTGTTTTTTAATGAAAAAAATCAGGAATGGGAATATCAGGAAGATCATCGCGGCTTGGTTTTGTTTGATACGAAAAACCGTCAATCTGTCACCATTATGAAATTGGGAAAAGTACCGGAATATTTGACACCATTAGCTCCAAAAAGCGAATTTGATGTCTGGAATGGTGAAAAATGGGTCAAGGATATTAAAGCTGAAAAATTAGCAGAAAGAAAGAAATTAGAAGGTCTCAAACAACAAAAATTATATGATGCCACTTGTGAAATTGCACCTCTTCAAGATGCCATAGATTTAGACATAGCTACGGAAGTGGAGAAAAAGCGGTTGGTTGACTGGAAAAAATACAGAGTATTAGTTAATCGCACTGATACTTCAACAGCACCTGATATTGACTGGCCGATAAAACCGGCGTGATTGTCTGAGCGCTGATACAATGCCAATAACAGGCTTTTATCCCCTTGATGATAGACACTGAATAATATAACGAAATCAGGAATCCGATTATGCCGCAAGACTATCATCATGGCGTGCGTGTGATTGAAATCAATGAAGGCACGCGCTCTATCCGCACCAGCAGCACCGCCATTGCCGGTGTCGTCTGTACCGCAGGCGATGCCGACAGTACCACCTTTCCACTTAATACCGCGGTGCGGTTAACTGACCTCGCCGCTGCGATAGGCAAAGCCGGAAAAAAGGGAACGCTCGGGCCTGTTTTAACCGCGATTTTAGCCCAAACCAACCCAATAACAGTGGTCGTACGGGTCGCCGAAGGGAAAACCCCCGAGGAGACCACCACCAATATCATTGGCACCACCACGCCTGAAGGTAAAAAAACCGGCTTACAGGCGCTGTTATCCGCTAACAACCAGCTCGGTGTAAAACCGCGTATTTTAGCCGTGCCTGGGTTGGATAACCAGGCGGTCGCAACGGCGCTGGCGACCGTCGCCCAAAAGTTACGCGCGATGGCCTATATCAGTGCCGCAGGGTGTCATACCGTGACCGACGCGATAGCGTATCGCAAAAATTTTAGCCAGCGTGAGCTGATGCTGATTTGGCCGGATTTTTTAGCCTGGAACAGTGCCACCCATCGTGAACAAACCACCTATGCCACGGCGTTTGCATTAGGGTTGCGGGCAAAAATCGATAATGACACGGGGTGGCATAAAACACTGTCTAATGTCGGCATTAATGGCGTGACGGGGATTTCCGCTGACCTGTCGTGGGATTTGCAAGACCCGAATACCGATGCCGGATTATTAAACCAGAACGCCATTACCACGCTTATTCGTCAGGATGGTTTCCGGTTTTGGGGGTCGCGTACCTGCTCGGATGAACCGCTTTTTCAATTTGAAAGTGCCACCCGCACCGCCCATATTTTAGCCGATACCTTTGCCGAGGCGCATTTCTGGGCGATAGACAAAACGCTCAGTCCATCGCTGACGCGCGATATTATTGAAGGCATTAACGCCAAACTTCGACGTTTGATTGCCGAGGGGGTTTTACTGGGTGGGCAGTGCTGGTATGACGACAAGGTGAATACCAAAGAAACGCTCAAAGACGGCAAGCTGACACTGGATTATGACTATACGCCGGTGCCGCCGTTGGAAAACCTGTTATTACGCCAGCGTATTACTGACCAGTATTTACTGGATTTTAGCAACAAGATTAAGGGTTAAGTATGGCATTACCTCGCAAGTTAAAAAACATGAACCTGTTTGATGATGGGCAAAGCTGGTTAGGCGTGATTGAAGAGGTCACACTGCCCAAACTGACTCGCAAAATGGAAGCCTACCGCGGCGGTGGCATGAATGGCGAAGCGCAGATTGACTTAGGGCTTGACGGCGGTGCGCTGGATATGGAATTCACGTTAGGGGGTCTTGATGCACAGCTTTATAAGCAATGGGGGATAAGCACCCTTGATGGTGTGCCACTGCGTTTTTGTGGCGCCTATCAGCGCGACGACACGGGGGAAGTGACCGCCGTTGAAATCGTCACCCGCGGCCGATTTTCTGAAATTGACCCGGGTAGTGCCAAGTCCGGCGATAACACGCAAACCAAACTGAGCTTTAAAGCCACCTATTTCAAGCTGCTGTGGGACGGTCAGGAACTGATTGAAATTGATGTAATTAATTTAATTGAAAAAGTGGCCGGCGTTAATCGCCTTGAAAAACAACGCGCCGCATTAGGACTATAACCCATGAAAAAAACACCAAATACCCGAATCATAAACCTGGAAGAACCCATCGCACGCGGTGAAACACCGATTAATCAGGTGACACTACGCAAACCGCAAGTCGGCGACCTGCGGGGAGTCCAGTTAAGTCCGCTGATGCAGATAGATGTCGATACCGTGATGAAAGTCTTACCGCGTATTATGACCCCGAGCTTAAACGAGCAGGAAATGCGACAAATGAGCCCGGGCGATTTTGTCAATCTAGCCAATGAGCTTGGGCTTTTTTTGTTGCCGAAATCGGTGACGGCCGACTTCCCGACGCGTTAACCGTCGAAGCCCTGGAAGCCGATATTGCGGTCATTTTCCACTGGCCCCCGTCTGAAACCGGCCAACTGTCATTGTCAGATTTGCTGATGTGGCGGCATCAGGCTTACCTACGAAGTCAAACGCATGAGTAAAGATTTACGTCTACAGGTCATTTTAAGTGCTATCGACAGGCTCAGTGGCCCCTTTGAGAAAGCCAAAACCGCCAATACCCGACTGGCGAAACAGCTTAAAAGCACGCGCGAGCGCTTGACGCAACTCAATCAGGCGAGCCAAAAACTGACCCAGTTACAGACGCTCAGTGGCAAAATCAATACTCTCGGTCAGGCACTGGAAAAAGCGCGCCTGAAAGGCAAAATGATGGGCCTTGAGATGGCGGGTCTCCAAAATCCCACCCAAAAACAAACCGCCACACTAGAAAAACAGTGGGCCAGCGTGGCGAAACTTGAGCGTCAGTATCAGGGCTTTCTCACCCAAAATCAAAAAATCCGGTCGTCGTTTGATAAAATGGGGTTATCCGTCAATCACGCGGACCAGGCCACCGCCCATATCCGGCAAGAAACGCAGAAATATACGCAGGCGTTAAAAAGCCAGGAAGGCCAGCTTGCCAAAATATCAGCCCGCGAAAAACACCTCACCACCGCCCGAAACCGTTATCAACAGAGTATGAACCGCCGAAGCAATCTACTGTCTCATGGGGCGGGCATGGTCGCCACCGGTGCCGCCACCGCCATGGCGGTCAAACCGACCCTCAATGAAGCGGCGATTTATCAAAAAGAAGCGATTTCCTTTAAAGCGCTCGGGGGTGGAGAGGAGATGCTGGCGGATGCTGAAAAGTTTGCCAGAAGCATGCATATTTTTGGTAACAGCACGACCGAAAACCTGAAAGTGATTAAAGAGGCTTACTCCGTTTTACGCAATTATCATGAAACTGAACTGGTCTCGCCGACGTTGCTTAAGCTTCAATTCGCCACTAAATTTATGTCGTCACATGGCGTCAGTGGATCCGCTGCCGAGGCGTTACGTGACCAGTCACCTGCTGTGCTCAAAATTGCCGAGTTACGTAATGAAATTAACACCCCTGCGCAATTTAAACGCTCGGTTGATATGACGGCAAAATCGATGACCGCCAGTGGGGGGATGGTCTTGCCGGAAGATTATCTGGCGATGATGAAAACGGGTGGCACCGCTGTCAAACAGATGAACACCGATGCGTTCTATTTTGGTATGTCACATCTTATCCAGCAGTTAGGCGGTGACCGAACCGGCACCTCATTAAACAGTGCTTATCAGAATCTGGTAAAAGGCAAAACGACCCAAGGTGCGATGGAAAACCTGATGGGACTCGGTCTCTTGAAAAAAGGATCAGTCAAATACGGCAAAACCGGTCACGTCACCAAAATGAATAACGATGCGCTGGTGAATGTAGAACTCTACAAACGCGACCCTTTTCGCTATCTGATGGACGAAATTGTGCCGCGTATTCGGAAGAAATACCCGCAATTAACCGAATCGCAAATGGAAACCCAAATCGCGCAACTGTTTTCCAGCCGTACCGGCTCGGATTTATTTGTGACGATGTATCGCGAACATGCCAACATTGAGAAACAAATCAAGGCCGGCAATGCCGCTTATGGCCTTGAGCAGCTGATTGCCGAAGGAAAAAAAACCGCCCAGGGGCAACAAATTGAACTGGAAGCCAAAAAAGCGGACTTATACCGTGAGATGGGAAATAATCTGTTACCGCTTTATACCCAGGGGTTGGAAATGCTTAACCAGCAATTGAGTAAATTAGCGGATTTTTTCAAATCTCACCCCACAATGACCCGCTATTTTGGCGTGGCCATCGCGGGGTTTGCGGCACTGATCACCATTGGGGGCGTCATGACATTAGCCATGGCGGCACTGACTGGGCCATTGGCGGCGGTTAGACTGGGGTTAAGCCTGTTAAGTGCCGGCTTGATCCGCTTAACAGCCGTGCTACTCACCAACCCGATTGTGTTAGCTATCACGGCGATTGCGGTCGCCGCGCTACTGATTTATCGCTATTGGGATAATATCGCCCCCTTTTTCAAAAATTTATGGGGAAAAACGTATCGTTTTTTTGCCGACGGCTGTCAAAAAATCAAGAACAGTATTAAAAACTTTGGCAGTGAACTGATTGATAACCTGAAAACTGGCGTGATGGAAAAATGGCAACAGTTAAAATCGCTGTTTACCGAGATTAAAAACACCGTCACCGATTTGTTACCCGATTGGATGGTCTCTGACGAAACCAAAACCTTACGCGCGAACCAATCCTTGACGGTGTTAAATGCCGGTATCAAAGGCGCAGGACTGTTTGATAAGGGTGGTGTTATCCGTCGCGGAACGGCGGGGATTGTTGGCGAGAACGGCCCTGAAATTGTTACCGGCCCTGCGCATGTACTAAGTCGTCGCCATACGGCGGCCTTTGCCGCTGCCGCGCTGACATTGAGTAATGCTTACGCCAACCAGCCCATCCACCCTTTTGTGGCTGATAAAACCGACGCGGCGGTTATCCGGACACCGCACACGAGCGCCCAGTCAACAATTCACATTACCATTAATGCCGCCCCCAACCATTCTGCGCACGATATCGCACAGGAAGTGAGCCGACAACTTCTTAAGCTTCAACGCCAGCAACAGGCGCAACAACGGGGACGGTTTAGCGACAACCCTGAGGAATATTAATATGCCGATGGCCACATTGGGACTGTTTGTGTTTCAGCTTAAAACTGCGCCCTATCAGACACTGCAAATCAATCGGCGCTGGCGCTATGGGTTTAACAGCCGATTAGGTATCCGACCTGCCTTTCAGTTTATTGGGCTGGATAATGACGATATCACCCTATCAGGGGCACTTTATCCGGAATTGACAGGTGGCAGATTATCCATGATTGCGCTCGAAGCGATGGCGGAAAGCGGTAAAGCCTGGCCGTTTCTAGATGGTGAAGGCAATATTTACGGGATGTTCGTGATAGAAGAAATCAGCCAAAGCAAAAGTCTTTTTTTTGCCGATGGCGCACCCCGTAAGATTGAATTTACCCTTAAATTAAAACGGGTCGATGATTCGCTCTCGGCGAAGTTTGGTGATTTAAATGACCAAATTAAGGGGCTTTTCTAATGCCCTTTTTCAACACGGAAAATATCCCGGCGTTTGCGCTAACAGCCGGCAGTAAAAATATTAATCCGCTGATTGAAGGCCGATTGATGTCACTGACGCTGACCGATAATCGGGGATTTGAAGCCGACCAGCTAGACATTGAGCTGGATGATAGTGACGGCAAACTGGCCTTACCGCGACGCGGGGAAACGCTGACCCTGGCACTGGGCTGGAAAAACGAAAGTCTCATCCCGAAGGGGAAATTCATTGTTGATGAAATCGAATACAGTGGCGCGCCTGACCGTCTGACATTACGTGCGCGAAGCGCTGATTTTCGCGCGACCCTCAACACGCGACGTGAAGCCTCATATCACAATAAAACGCTGGAAGAAATTGTGACCACCCTTGCTGGTCGCAATCAGTTAACCCCCTGTATTGATGCGGCGCTTAAACCTATCCGAATTGCTCATATCGACCAGACAAACGAATCGGACGGCGCGTTTTTAACCCGACTAGGTCAGCAGGAAGGCGCACTGGCGACGGTGAAAAATGACCAGCTGTTATTTTTGCAACAGGGGAAAAGTCAAACCGCCTCGGGTAAAGGGATACCGCCCCTGACCTTGAGTCGAAAAGACGGGGATAATTATTCGTTTTCACTGGCAGACCGCAGCGCCTATACGGGGGTGATTGCCAGTTGGCTGAACACCCAGCAGCCTGAAAAAACCCACACCGTTAAAATCGCGCGCAAAAAGCCTTCTGCGTCAACAAAAAACAAACAGGGCGATTATTTTATCGGTGAGGACGGCAATGTACTGGTGCTTTCACACACCTACGCCAATCGTGCCAATGCGGCACGGGCGGCAAAAGCCACCTGGGCAAAAATTCAACGCGGTATCGCCAGTTTTTCGATTCAGTTAGCCAAAGGACGGGCCGATATTTACCCGGAAACCCCGATTAACGTCCGGGGCTTTAAACCCCAAATCGATAACGCCGACTGGATTGTGGTGAAAGTGACCCATAATCTCAATGACAAAGGCTTTACTACCTCGATTGAAATGGAAGTAAAAATCACCGATTTAGAGATGAAAAGTCACTAACTTGCTGGTAAAATAGCTGAAAAAAGGAGAATGTCATTATGATGAATTGCCCCCTTTGTGGTCATGCGGCCCATACGCGAAGTTCCCACCAGATTTCAGAAAACACCCGTGAACGTTATAACCAATGTCACAACATTAATTGTGGCGCCACCTTTGTCAGCCACGAGAGCTTAACCCGCTTTATTTCAACACCGGGTAAGATTGACCCCGTTACCCCACATTGCACCGAGCAACAAATGTCACTCGCCGTTTAGAAGGTTATTCCCATGCAAATAGTCTTCTGTAGTCATGCTTCATTTAAAAAACGCGCTAAACTCGCTTTTACTTACTTTTTTATTGCTCTAAGGGTGCTGAGAGGACGATATGCAACCCTTCGGTTTGATGATTTTTCTACAAAGGAAGACATGAAAAAAGGTCTTGGTTTTATCTTGTTGTTAGAAGATAGCCAAAGAAAAAATAAAAAATTAGCCCTTTCGTCACAGAAATTAGATAAACAAAAAGAAAGCACAAAATGGAATTGGGAATTTTTGATTTGGCCATTGTTGAGTTTGTGGTGGTGGACTTGGATATTTATTTTTATCGGTGAATTATGATGATTTTTTCAAATGAGGATAAAAAAAAGCATATTTTAATCGAGAAATTAAAAACGATCACAGTGGATGATTTTAACGCCTTTTTTCATCATAAAAACATCACAACAATGTGCAGTATGTGTCATCAAGTAGCTGAACAGATTATTGATATAAAATACCGCTTTAATTAAAGCGGTATTTTTAGATGTGGTCGATATGTGGACATCGATAGAAATAAATCCTTTTATTTCAGACGCATAATTCATAATTGAGACGCCGCCTTTGCGGCGTTATTTGTTTTTCAACATCATCAACGGCTTTTTTTACTACGCTCTAATTGTTCACGTAAGTTTGGTGGTGTGCCTTTAATTGTTAAAGTATCCGTTGCCGGATCCCAAAAAACACGCTCATCCAACAACAAAGCATCAAAGTTAATGGTCAAGCCACCACCACTACCTGAATATTTGGTTAATTGTTTGAGAGTCGTACGATCTGCTGGAAAACTTTCTGCCAATTGATAGCCATTTTGTTGAGTAAATTCAGCAAAATTCTGCTCTCCTAAAACGGGTAACTCTTTTGATAAACTCTTTAATTCAATTTCTTCTCCGGCTTGTTGTTGCTCATTACAATAGCGATAAACTTGCTGTCGATATTCCTGCGTTGCTGCCTGGTTTAACTCAGAAGAGTCACAATAATCATTTACGGCTTGCAGTAATCCTTTATTCTGTATTTTAGTATTCATGCCTTCGCTAGCTGATAGAAAATCCATAAAAAAATCAGAAACTTTACGCCCAACTCGTCCTTTTAAAAAAGTTAAATAACGTTCGGAAGCAGGATTTGTTTCCCATTCAGTCAAGTCTATGCGAGCAACAATATCAACATGCGGAATATCAAGATAATGCGTAGTGTTTAACTCTAAATTATCATTAACAAACATACTATTACAGCTATTTAATATGGCTATTAATAAGTAATCTACCGCTAAATAACGATATTGACAAAACAGTACCACACCACCTTCTGCAAATGGATATTTTGCCAATTCATCACGCAAACGAATTGTAGCCGCACGGCTAAATCCCAAAAAGTTTTCATCTCCTTTTCTTAAAGAAACTAAGGCTTCAGCTAATTCGCTCGCTTGATTAAAAGTGGCAAAGGCTTTACTTTTAACGCTATAAATTCGATGCAATTCTGCCATCATTTCTTGCACGATATTATCCGTGCCTAATAAAGAATCACGTAGTACAACCTCTAGTGTTTGTTCATCACGTTTAATCAACTGATGTAAAGCAATCTGGCAAATATCCAGACTCACCATTTACTCCTTATTTTCTTTATGGCATAAAGATCAATGGTATTCAAACATCGATAACCTTTTCCCGCGGTCAAATTGGTATCTATTGATATAACATTTTTGTATTATGGGCATATAATAAGATTTATAACTTATGGAAACGGGTTAATTTAAAATATTACTAAATGAAATTATCCTGTTAATTAGACAAAACAGCTACAGCAAAAAACGTAACAATACGCTAAAATATAAAGCTTTATTCATTCAGGATTTTTATTATGCCACAATCATCCCGTTATAGTGATGAGCAAATTGAACATCTACTCCTAGAATTAGTTAAGGTGCTAGAAAAACATAAAGCACCCACTAATCTATCATTGATAGTATTAGGTAACATGGTAACAAATTTAATTAATACAGCTGTTACACTGACTCAGCGTAAAACTATCGCAGAATCTTTCGCTCAAGCGTTACTTTCTTCCGTTAATGAAGAAAACATCCACTAATTTAGCAGATAAAATTAAAAACATGGTGACCAACTCTCGAAACTATCGTGAAAAAGTCTCCCAAATGATAAGCTGGGGACACTGGTTTACGTTATTTAATATAGTACTCAGTTTAGTATTAAGCAGCCGATATCTGTTTGTTTTTGATTGGCCGAGTACGCTATTCGGCCGTATTTATGCCATTGTTAGTTGGCTTGGGCATTTTAGCTTTGTTATTTTTGCTTGCTATCTTTTAATTATCTTTCCTATTACTTTTATTGTCGGTTCACAGCGACTATTAAGATTTCTATATACTATTATTACGACAACCATACTGACTTTTCTCATTTTTGATATCGCTTTTTTTTCGCGCTATAACCTTCATTTAACGCCGCTACTATGGGAATTATTAATAAATCCTAAAAACGGCGAAATGGCACGAGAATGGCAACTGATGTTTATTTGTGTGCCGGTCATTTTCTTAATTGAGATGTTATTTGCTACCTGGAGTTGGCAAAAATTACGTAGTCTAAACCGTCAACGATTCACTAAACCCTTGGTTGGTATCTTTATCTCGGCATTTGTTGCTTCGCATTTAATGTATATTTGGGCTGATGCAAATTTTTATCGTCCAATAACAATGCAACGCACTAATTACCCGTTATCTCATCCAATGACAGCACGAAAATTTCTTGAACGTTACGGTTATCTCGATCAAGCTGAATATCAACGCAAGATACAACAAGAAGGCAACCCTTCTGCACTGTCTATTGAATATCCACTTAAACCACTTAGCTACCAAAAACAAGTACCAAAATATAATTTATTGCTGCTTGTGGTTAATAACCTTGGCTATCAAGATACCATTGAGGGTATGCCAATATTAAATACTGTTAAAGCAATCAGTACACAATTCGATCAGCACCTCAGTGCAGGTATTCAAAATCAACGCGCGCTATTTGGTCTATTCTATGGTTTATCACCTAATTATTTAGATAGTATTCTTAATAGCAGAAAACCCTCTGCTTTAATTGAAGCATTAAAATATCACAACTACCAATTTGGTCTGTTTTCATCGGATGGCTTTAGCTCCCCCCTCTTTCGTCATGCAATTTTGGCCGATTATTCGTTACCCGAAAATACTAGTGGTAATGATTATCAAACTACCAGTGAGTGGCTTGAATGGCTAAATAACATAGAAATTAATGCCAAATGGTTCTCTTTCCTTAATATTAATGGTTTTGATAACCATCAGTCGCAAAGTGACAATAAAGTACAATTAGATTATGAAATTAAACGTATTCTTGATGCGTTAAAACAAAAAAATATGTTACACAATACCGTTATCGTCATTACGGCGAACCATAGTGGCAATACAGAAACACATGCAACAACAAAATGGCTCACTAACGGTAAATTCAACCTTAAACAAATGAAAGTGCCTTTATGGGTATATTGGCCCAATNCCCCGCCACAACAAATTAATAAGTTAACCAGTCATCAAGATATTATGACTACCTTAATGCAACGTTTACTTTATGTTGATAATTCACCAGAAGACTATTCTCAAGGTGAGGATCTCTTTACCCCTAAACGTAACCAACCCTGGGTCTTATCAGGTGATGAACAGGTGCTGATTATGAATTATTCCAATAAAACTCTTTATCTTCATCAAAATGGAGAGGTTTATATCTTTGATGATAAAGGTAGCAAAATAACAGGAGAAAAACCTGATTTGACCCAGCTACTAAAAGCTTTTGCCGAATCTACCCGCTTCAATATTAATTAA